TGTCTTCAGCGCCTGGCGTATCGTTTCCATGTGCTTCATATTGAATACACCAGTCAGGAACGCATTGATGGTAGCGGCCGAGCCTGTCAACAGCGCATCAAGCTGCCCCTGCCTTGCCCAGCACATGGTATGGAGCAAGTTCAAAGGGCATCCCAGCATCTGCACAAGAAAGGCATCAACGTCTTTCCTGCGCTGTGCTACCATGGTTTCAGTGCCGTCTGGTAGCACCTCTGTCAAGGTATCAGGGAATTTGGTGCCTGTGGTCGAGTACCTTGTCACATAGTAGCTTTTGCCATGTCCCTCAAGGTACACCGACGCGAATCCTGTCGATGCGGCACCAACCCGCTGTAGTGCCGTCTGTGAGCCCCAGCCACCGTCCACCTGTCCTGTAAGCGCGTACATGAGTATGCGTACAAGGTTGGATTTTCCAACCCCATTGGGGCCTATTATGGCATTGAGTCCCGGCTGTATGGCTATGTCTAGTTCCTTGTGCGGTCCCATGTTCTCGGCTACAAGCCGTGTGATCTTATACATTGTACCTCCTGTTGCCCAATAAAAAAGCGCCAGGACAAATGCCCCGGCGCTTAAGTGCCTGTGTCTGTGCTATTTCTTTCGCTCCATCATGCTTATCGTTACAGGTCCAGTGTCCCTGTGCCTCTGTTCGAACATGAGCGCTTTCTCGCTTATGGGTCTGTCGAGGCTTCTCCTCTGGTCAAGTGCCTCGAATATTCGCGCCTTCAGGTCATTGGCTATCTCCTGGTAGGTCATCCATCCAGGGTCGCTCATCTTATGCATCCTGACGACCTTATCAGAAGCCATATAGTACTTGTCAATAGAGGTCTCAGGACTAAACAAATGGTCCCTCTCACCATCCCTACCAACTAGTTTTATGTCCCCACTTATCGCCTGCAATGCCCCTATCTTGCTGAACGAAGATGCCGGTGCGCCGTACTTGTGGTCGTACTCCCCTATTTTGCCTAGTTCATCATCTGCCATGTAGCGTGCTCCTCATTTGTCACTCAATTATTACTGCGCTTGCGCCCATTGTATCAGGCGAGTAGCTGAACCTTCCGAAGTCGCCTCTTGGTCCGAACACTATATCATCGCCCATATCCGGCTCCGTAACCGCTACCTTGCTCTGTACAAGCTCCTCGTATGCGGTGCCTACAGACGGCAATGCCCCGAAGTGGTCGTATATCTGCCAGCACCCGTAATTGACAGCATGCGCAAAGTCGTCGGGTACACCGCTACGCTTCATCATAAGCGAACTTGTGTCCCCGTACTCGGTCTTCATCCTAGGTTCCTCTATTATGGCAAGGAAATCCATCACAGGGTCATGCGAATCTTCCTGGTTGAATTTCGGGAACCTTATCTTTGCCCTCTTGATTGCCTGGAACGTGTACAACAGGCTCCTTGTCTTGTCTATGGAATAATAGTACAAGTCAGGCTCCCTTTGCTTCGGCGACAACCTTATTATGTCACCCGACCTTGGCGCTATGTACCCGAAAGGCATTATGACAAAGTCCTTTAGGTTGTATATGCCGGCATGCTTCATTATCTCCAGGCGCACGAACCCCGACCCCCTGTCGTCATATGCAAACGCATTTGCCTTGGTGCCTGTTATCCAGTACATCAGCTCACGCGCTTCCTCTGTCGGATCCACATTCTTTGGTATGCGCCTCTTGTACAGGACATCAATAGAATCCCCATCAGCCCTTAACCCAAGCACCGCATATGCGGTATAGGAATCCGTGAATGCACCGCCACCGCCCCAGTCGCACCCTATGGTAATGTACCTGTACTTGTCCCTGATCGGGTTGATGTCTGTTGGTGACTTAAGTGGTTCTATGGCGTGCGTTGCATTCAGCAAATCAGCCAGGGTGAGCGGACTGTTGGCGGTATCGTAGGGCCACCCGAATATCTCATTGTACAGTTCCTTCTCACCGTAGTTATCCACCTTGTACAACAATGCTTCCCATTTGTTGGGAAACGCTGTGTGCAAAGGGTGCGTTGTCTGGCTGATGTGGTACCCGGCAAATGTAGTTGCCCTTTCCGGGAACGCATGAACATACCCACCGTTGTGCGGGTACACGTCCTTACCGCACTTTGCGCAGATAGGCCCGTTCATGCCGATCATCTTCAACAGGTCGTTGTCGGGATTCGGTATGTTCCTGTGCCCACAGTGCAGACATTTGATGATCCACTCGGCCTGGCTACTCTGGGACCACAGCAAAGCAAGCGTGGTGTTGGTGGACTTAGGGGTGCCTGTGTAAGTGCTGAACCCGTAGTTTATGCTAGCGGCCATGGTTTCCTGTGCAATGACTATGGTGTCTGTCTCGATGTCCTGGCACTCGTCAACCCTCATATGGGCAACCCCAGACAGTCCACGTATAGAATCCCCGCCTGTGAGCAGATTCGCCATAGCAATGTAGCTACCATTCTTTAGTACCTTCATGGTCATCTTGGATAGCTCTATATTGGCTAGGAAAGAATCCCTTATAGGGCAACTACGCATCAGTGGTACGAATACACCGTTGTTGAAGCGCTGTACCTGGTCCAAGCGCGGCTCTATTATCAGCTGGTTGTACCCTGGTACGAACATACCACGAAGCCATGAATCCTCGGACATGGAATAGGTCTTACCACCCTGGCGCCCTACCATGTACATGGACTGGCGCGGTTGAGCTGTATTGAACATGGGCATAAACTGGTAGTGCAGTTTAAGGCTCACAGGTTTGTTATTTATGCGGAACAAGGGAAGCAGGGGAATAAGTGTGTTTAGTTCCCCTCTTTTTATCGCCTTTATGGCGGGTGCTATCGCACCTAGTACTGCCGCTTCCTTGTTCCTTGCCATTGTCCTGTTGTGTATTTTTTGCTATGTGGGCTGTTACGCTGTGCTTTAAAGTAGCACATAAAAAAAAACACCAACCATAGTAACGCATATGCCCAACGATACCCCCTTGTGCAAGGGCACTTGGTAGGGTGGGTATGCGTTACTATGGCGCGGTGTTTGTGGTGTGTTACAGGTTTATGCCATGACTGGATCTAGCAGCCTCTGAGTCCTGGTGCAGCCAGCGACTCTGAGGCTGCGTTGATAGTGCCATGTGTTCTTTGTTGTAAGTTCTTGTGGTCTTGGGTGAAAGCAACTTCCGCCAATAATAGTGTTTAAACCTGTAGTAAATTGGTGGGCCCGGCGGGATTCGAACCTGCGACCTGAGAGTTATGAGCTCCCTGCTGCTAACCGCTGAGCTACGGGCCCTAGTGTGGTTTCCTATACTTCCAGTGTAGCGATTTGGTCCATTTTACACCCGGCGTAAAATGGGCCAAATCCATCGGATTCTTTGTTTTTTTTGTGTTTGCTTTTGTTGCAAAGGCTGATGTATCGTCAGCCACCTTCTATAGGAAATGAAAAATGGTACCCAAGGCGAGATTCGAACTCACACGCCCGTAGGCAGTGGCTCCTAAGGCCACCGCGTCTGCCAGTTCCGCCACTTGGGCATTTGGTAGGCGCATCTGGAATTGAACCAGAGACAGCTTCCGTATCAGAGAAGTGCTCTACCGACTGAGCTATATGCCTAGTACAAGACACATTGTTTTGTGCGGATTTGAACCGCGTAACTAGATTTATAGGCTAATTTTTTTTTTTACCACTTGAAGTTGCTGTATGTGTCTTGGAAAACTTGGTGCTCCCACGAGGAATTGAACCTCCCGACGAACCACCCCACAATTTGCTGGTCAGCGGATTTACAGTCCGCCGTAGGGAAATGGGAGCTACTATGACATCCCGTGCCGGATTCGAACCGATGTTCCTAGACTGAAAATCTAGTGTCCCGCCCAACTAGACGAACGGGATGGAAACTACACTCCGCACCGCTGTTTGAGTAGCTTTGTGGCACTCTTTATTATAGCACTATCTACTCCTCTCTCCTTGAGGAGCTTCTTAGAGTACTTACGAAATACAAAGTGTATGCGTCTTGAAAATTGCGGGGGAGGGATTCGCACCCTCGACCTTCTGCTTATGAGACAGCTTAGCTACTACTGCTAGCACCCCGCATCAAACGGAGAACAAGGCACATTTTACACCGCGCTGACCAACTGCGCTACGGGCGATGCCCGGCAGGACTCGAACCTGCGACCTATGGATTTTAGATTGCTGTACGTGCCTTTATAAAACTAAAACGAGATTCCATAGTACTTGCAAACGCTCCACCAGTTGAGCTACGGGCATACGCCCTATTGAACTCGAACCAATAACATTTTGCACCTAGTAGTGAAATTGCTGTGGGAATCTCTTAAAATGGGATGTGAAAGAACTTGGTCGGAGTGACAGGATTCGAACCTGCGTGCGCGAAAGCGTCCTGCTCCCAAGGCAGGTCGGAAACCAGGCTACCGGTTACACTCCGCCATTGCACTACTTAATATACACGACGCACATTCACTAACCAGTCCCGTAAACAGGTGTTTTATTGTTGTTGTTGGCGTCGTAAAAGCTAAACGAGAGTCCTTCGGGTTAGTAGCTACGCTATTACAATAACAATTCCCCTTTATAGTAACATCCCTGCTTCATAACTTTCTTGGTTCTCGAAAGCTCCACACGAACTTCTTTGTAGCTACTGCAGGCAAATTGAAGGACTCTCTAAAATGGAGCCGGTGATCGGGATCGAACCGATGACCTCATGATTACAAATCAAGTGCTCTACCAGCTGAGCTATACCGGCTGAAATGTTGGTGGAGGCGCCGGGAGTCGAACCCGGGTCCTACAGAGACTTCACAAAGGCGTCTACATGCTTATTGCGCTGTTGTGTCTTTTCCCTTGTACCTTGTAGCGCACGAGCCGGCATCAAGGGAGCATCTGCTGTTGTTCTTACTGTAGGCACCGCCTGCCCGTACCTACAGGCATCCCGAGGCGTACACCGCGCCAGTTATCGGGAGTACCTGGCGCAATGAACTGCTTTATTTATGCAGCTTGGGGGATTGCGTCGTAATTCGCATTTACCTTTTGACCGATGATTATAGAGGCCCACGATCATCCTCTGCATGCAACCTATGCTCTACCTAAGCAGTCGAAACCATTTCGCCCCCGTTAAATATGTTCAGCGGATATCGCTGCTACCCGCCAGGTTTCAGGATGGGGTTCCTGACCGCTCCCCTATGTTGTCACGAGGCGCGTGCTCCAGCACTTTTCATCGTTGCGTGCTTCGTAGTGCCAATCGCTTGCACCGCTACTCCAGTTCTGGAAAGCAAAAGGTGCCCGTCTTTCCGGGCTGTCACCGTTGCATTCACCAGATACGGTCATGGTTACTGGCTT